GCAAGCACCAACGAAGCTGTGATAACACAGCAACGACACAGGCTTGCTGATATGGTGATAGAGCGAATGGCTCTCATCCATAAGGCTGACGAAAGTTGGCTCCAATGGATTGATAAGACGGAGCTCATTAAGGGTGGGTTGATGGATCCCGTCAGGGTCTTCGTCAAAGATGAACCGCATAAGTCAGAGAAGGTAGAGACCGGAAGAGTCAGATTGATTCATTCAGTTTCCCTGGTCGACAAACTCATCGAAATGGTTCTAGCTAGGCATATCACAAAAATGGAGATAGCCAACTGGACCAGGATTCCGAGTAAGCCCGGGATTGGTTTCGATGAAGATTCCTCATCCAAGCTTTACGCCAAGGTTATGTCCATGGAAAGACCCCATGACTCCGACGCTAAGGGCTGGGATATGAGTGTCGAACCCTTTCTTATGCATTTGGACTGTGAGTGCAATATATCATTATGTGAAAACCCCTCCGAGGTATGGATGGACCTGATGAGAAAGAAAGCCGTTCTAGAAAGTAGAGCAGTTTTCCAGTTCTCCGATGGCCTTTTAGTGGCCCCTTCGTATGACGGTATAGTCAATTCAGGAAAATTCAAGACTTCCTTCTCGAACTCTAAGATGCGAGTTATCGCAGCTTATTTGGTGGGATCCGACAACTCTATAGCGGCCGGCGACGACTGCATAGAGTCCTTCGTGGAGAACGCCATACAGAAGTATAGAGAGCTGGGTATAGTGATCAAGAACTATACGGAGGTGTCCAACACCTTTGAATTCTGTTCTCATCGCTATTTGCAGGATGGTATTTTTGCCATGAACGTCGACAAGATGATTATGAACCTCCTACACTCGGACCTGTCCACCCCTCTTAAGGCTAGGATGCAGCTGGGACAGTTCTACGCAGAACTGGGCAGCCATCCTAACTGGGAAGAAATAGCCCAGTCCCTTGAGACCATGGGTGTGTTTGAGCAGGTAGGGGCTCAAATCATAGATGGCGAGTAGATCATTGCGTAGGAGAACTCGTGGCCGAGCGGTCGCCACTAGTTCTATCAAAACGAAATTGCCGCGCCCCAAGCTGGTTAGAACGTCCCAGCCTGGCTCTAATTCACGACGTTCAGGAGGCGTTGCCTCCATCGGAGGTGCAAACAGTCTTTCCCAATCTTTTGGAAGGCTCGCTATTACTGCCCCGACCATTAACATGACTGAAAGAGCTCTCCGCTCGCAGTTTATGGCTAGCTACAAGCGCTATGCGGACCCCTGGTTGCATTGCAGGCTTGATCCCTTCACTTCAGCTGGAGGCACCAAGAAGCCTGACAACCGTGGCTCAGCGCGCTCCATTGTAGTTGAGCACATTCTCGCGGATGAGATTCGCTGCGTGACAGCTAACGGCTTCACCATTCAGACACTCCCAGGCATGTTGCCGTTTTCAGCTATCATTACTGGAAACACTCCTGCCGCCATTGACGTCAACATCAACGGCTTCAATTACACATCCACCTCTTCGATCAATCACTCGTGGTACCCGATAGGCGTCCCGACAGAGTGGACTAATGTGGCTGCCCTCAGGGGCTGGTCTCCGACCGCCACTCCACTTAATGACCCTTATGCCTCAACGAGGGCTAGGGTTCTTGCTGTCAAGCGACGCCTCATGTACACGGGTTCATTATCGACCAACTCTGGTATAATCAACGTGGCTCCCAGTTCTTATAGAACGGGCTCCATGTCTGCTCAGACCACCTCTGCCACCAATCCGGCAGCGGCCAACACGATAAGTATACAAAATCTTGATCGTGCCTTGGCCCTGGGCATCGTGACCCCTCTGAACTTCAAGTTTAAGAGTGTAGACATGAGTTTGTCCACGCTGCCCGTGGTGAAGCGTGATACTGTGGCATACCGAGTTGAGATGGGTGCTGAAATTGTTAGCAAGCAGCTCGGAGACATACACGAGTTCTGCGATACCCCTGATACGGGCTTCGCACTTGTATGCAATGCTGCCCTCAATCCGGCACTTGCTGGAACCACTCTCAATCCCTTGGTAGTGGATCCAGATACCGCGGCTAATGCCGCGGGAGCCGGAGTGTGGGTTGATGATCAGACGTGGGTGGGTGAGATCATTAATGTGTCAGGCATCGCAGCTGGAGCCACCTTCAGATTCGAAACCGCCATGTGTGTGGAGTACGAGATACCCT